ATAGCGTAGTCGATCTTGGGGGTGTAAAGCGGGTGGTCGAGTTGATGGAATTGCTTGCGGAGCATTTGCACCTCGCGCAACGTCACGGCCATGCGAAAGGCAACGTCGTGGTTGGAGAGATGCTGGAGCCGTTTGAACTGGCGCAGCTCCCCGCGAATAGCATCGACGCCGACCAAGCGATCAGCGCGTTCCTTTGCGTCGTAGAGATCAGTCATGTGCCATTCCTTTTATCATAAACTTCCACGAAGCTTCGTCAGTGTAGAGGGACGCGAGGAAGCCAAGCCCCTTCTCCATCTCCGGTTGAAGCGCGTGGTGAAGAAGCATGGTGTCGTCAACGGCGCGAGGTGTTGGGATGCCGTAGACTCGCCAGAGAAAGCCCATGTCGTAGAGGCCGTTCTGGAAAACCGTTGGATAGTCGCGGAGCCAGCGGGCTACGTATTCCCAAGCTGCGACCTCTTCCTCTTGGGTCTGCCAGTAGTTGGCGCCGGAGTGCTTGAAGAAGGGGATGACAATGGCGCTATCGGCCCGAGGCGCGAAGCCGATGCAAGTAATCTGGTCCTGCTTTGTTTCAATGTCGCAAGCAAGTTTGGTGGCACCGGCAAGTTCTGTCTCCTCGTATAGGCGTAGGTCATCGAGAGTTGGCTCGATCCATATTTTGCGGCTCGGGCGGCTGAAGGTGGGGTCGGCGGAAAGGCGCGCTGCTTTCTCAAAGTCAGCGACTACGATCGGGCGGAGTGTCCACTGGCGCGTGACTGCTGATGGGTGGTAGGTCGGGAGAACCTTCCGGTGCCCGCAGGCGGCGTTGCCTTGCGCCAGCATTCCTCGGACAGTGCGAATACCGATGAGGCCAGTGAAAGCCCAAGTTGCGGTGGCGCCCAGCGCTAGGATCAGGTTCGGATTGGCGGACTCTATCTCCGCGTAGAGGCGGGTGAGTTGTGCTTCGTGTTGGCGAAGCAGATACTTCCCTCGCATGAGCGGGGGTAGGCTGGGAACGCCTTGTGTCTTAGGACCGCAAAGAAACTTGACATCGTTCCGAGGCGGTCGCAGGTTGAACACGTTGGTGACAAGGCAGTCTCGACGGGAGATGCCAGCGGCGGATAGCATAGCATCGAGATGCCAACCAGCTGGGCCGGAGAATGGGCGACCTGTTTCTTCGTCGGCTTCCGACAATGCTTCGCCGACAATAGCGATGTTCATAACTGCAACTCCGGTGAGAAGGATAGACTAGCACGGGGCGGTGTGGTTGTCAAGCCTACTCACGGAGCGACCAATTCTCACAGGCGATGGTGTAGAAATCCTCCGACTGCTCGAGGCCAAGGACACGGGTAGCGCCGAGGTCCTCCGCCACTTTCAGTGCGTTGGCACTGCCCGCTGTGGGGTCAAGCACGTGGGAGTAATCGTCACAGATCATCGCCATGAAATGCTTGAGCATGGTGTAGGGTTTCTCGCTCACGTGGATTGCGCCATCCCGGCGACCTGGGAACGCGAAGCTGTTCGACTTGGTGCCCACTGCAGTTAGCTTTCGATCGCCGCGTGTGCAGAAGAAGGCGGCTTCGTAGGTGTTACGAGGGGCGCGCTGAGGGTCTGGGGCAATTCCAGATCCGTCACTCTTGTGCCAGATAAGCGGATAAGGTTGAACAGTCCACCCCATGCGTTCCAGTTCCATTCGTGTGTCACCATGAAACTTAAAGGCGTGCCAGAAAATAAGGTGGGCGCTGTCTGCCACCACATTTTCCATGGCCAGCGAAAGTCGCGCCAAAAGAGACCAGTAAACGTCGGGACTGTCATCGTAGTGGTCACGTATTGCGGCTGACATACGTGGTGCGTCAGCGACATTAATGCCGTAGGGGAAGTCACAGTGAATGAGGTTGAACTTGGGTCCATCGTAGGACTCCTGCCAGTCGTGGAAGCTGGTGTTGAGGAGTGGGACGGCGACGGGCGCTGGCTCATCCTCGAGCGTGTCGTAGGTGGTGATGGGAGTTGCTGCGACGGAGGCTAGGGCGGAGGTTTTCCTGCGCTCACTGTCCCGGCGCACTATGTTCAGGGCAGTGGAGAATTTCTCTGCGCCGGAGACAACTGCGCTGTCGATGCTTTTCGCCACCTGCAACCGCTTCTCCACGTAGTTGGGGGAGAAGCCTATGAGGTCTGCGGTGTCCGTCAGGGACCAGTCCGGCTCGTTCTCTTGCTTTAGTCGGTGGAGGCGGGCAAGGGCTTCCACTTCCTCTTGCCATGTCAGGTCAGAGCGCTTGACGTTTTCCTCGAACTCAATACACTGCCGCGTGTATTCGTCGAGGTCCTCTGCGAACTGGACGGTGATGTGATCCCAGCCGAGTGAGGTGCAGGCAGTAAGGCGGCGCTCCCCAGCGATCAGCGTTCCGCTCTCGTCGATGACAATGGGGTTGATGAGGCCTAGGCGGGCGATCGACTCGGCGAGTTCCTCGATCCCGGTCAGGGCTTGGCGCTGGCGAGTGGTCCGGTCGATGGTTATCTCGCGGATCGGGTAGGTGCGGAAGTTTGCGCTGGTCATCCGATGGCATCCATGTGTGAGGTGAGAACGGGAACGACAATCACTTGGTTTTCCTTGTAGCGTTTGCAACGCTCGATGGCGTCGGACAAGGGAAAACCAGCGGCTTTTGAGCGATCGCTGGTGAATTGGGATGCGCGGCTGAGCCATCCATTTTTACTGTAGAGGTAAACTTCCGGTTCCATGAGTTTCTCCTTTTCTCGGAACAGCCGTGGGCAACCTATCTCGTGAGATGATTACACGCTCGGTGGTCGCAATGCAAGAGGGGGCATCACCTGAGATAATTCCCCCACGGCTGATCGGAGAAGGGGGCCGAAGCCCCCAACTCTTTAGACTTTAGACTTGATCCAGTCAAGTGCGGCGTCGGCCCGCCCTGTGTCGAACTCGCAATCGCGAAGAAGGCTCGACAGGAAGTAGGGATCGGTCAGCGGGTAGCTAGTGGTGCCAAGAGTGTTAGCACAAGGCTCTGGATAAGACTCACCGCCGATGAAATCTTCTTCCATCGCCTTAGTCCACCGGAGCCGTGCGGCCGATCTCGGCCTGGAACTCGCCTTCCATGCCTTCGCGCCCATCCTCGCGCCACGTCACATCGCCGAGGAACTGCGCGCCCTTGGAGGCGTTCAGCGCTTCGCCCATGCCCATGCCGTCCTCGAAGACGCCGAGGTGGTTCTCGAGGAAGTTGCGGAGGTTGTATTCGGAATTGGCGAAGGCGACTTCGTCGTTCTTGTTGAACATGAAGGTCTTGCGCAGGCGGATGTTGGACACTTCGCCCTTGTAGTCGCTCATGTCCACGTTGTCCATCGCCTCGACCGCGACGCACTGGAAGTTGAGAATGTCCCACTCGCCGGACGAGGACTCCTTACTCTCCGGCACCTTGGTGACGCTGAAGCGGTAGGTGCCCTGCGGCGCGAGGGGCGGCTTCTCAATCTCGTCCGCCTTCTTGGTGAGAATGTCGTTGAAATTTGGCATTGCGTTACTCCGTTATTGAATGGTTCCTTTGGTGGCAGGGTAGAACCGTTAACCCTTTTCTCCCCGAAGCGCGGCAAAGATTGTTGCCATGCCGGTCTCGAGGGGAAGCTCTTTCGGGATGCCAGGGACGGGGATTTTCAGGTCCACGAGGTTGGTTGGCATCGTCTTGATCTTGCGCTTGATGTTGTCACCACTGCCGGACTTCTCAGCCATGAGCATGGTGTTGAAGTAGCGGGGGATGACAGGGCCGAGAGCTTTGCCCAGTGCGTTGGCGAAGCCCTTGCCGGTGCCCTCGTCTCCGTCGTCGTATTTCACGTGAGTAATGACGATGACGTTCATGCGGAGAGACTCACCGGTAAGCATGGCGAGAACATCCTCTACTGCGTTCATGCCAGCGCCGTAGACCTGGCGCTTGTCCTTGGCGGTCGGGTTCATGTTGTTTGCCCAAGCGTAGGCGGCGCGACCGAGGGCAGAGAGGCTGTCGAGGACGAGGATGCATCTGGAGTCTTCAATCTCGGACCACTCGGTGAGGGTGTCCATAGCCTCGACAAATGCCTTGGGAGTCCCGTCGATCTTCGGTCCCATTTTGGATGACTTGTATTTGTCGCGGATAGTTTTGAACTCGACGCGGCCAAAGTATTCCTTCTTCCCGTAGGCTTTCAAGGAGTCGAGGCCGTTGTCTAGGTCAAGGATGCGGAAGGAATATCCGGCCTCGAGAAGGGAGGCAAGGGAACCTGTCTTTCCGCTACCGCTGTCACCGAGGTAGAGGACTTTGGAGAATTCGCTGGACTGGTGTTGGTCAAGAGTGGGCATGTTGGTGGTTTCCTTTAACGGGCTTCGAGAGGGTCCCAGCGCGGAGCGCGCTCAAAGTCCGCCTTGAGGAACTGCTCACGGACGGACGGCGACTTGCTGCAGACATGGCGGAATTGGCAGCCGCCGTAGTTACCGCAAGAGCTGGTGTTCTTGGGGAAGAATTTTTCTACCGTTGCCTTCCGCGCTGTCTCGATATAAAACATCGCCTCGTCATACCACTCGTTGAGGGAGCCGGAGTCGCGGAAGGTGAAGCCGCGCTCGAAGCGGGAAAAGCCCACGGCAATCTGCGCGCCGTCGATCATCACACCAGCGACAGGGTTTCCGAATAGGATTTTCCCTGCGAAGGTGTAAAGGGACATTTGAGTGTCGGGGTTGAATTGGTCGAAGAAGCGTCCCGTGATAGTGGTGCCAGTGGTTTTCTGATCCTGGACGTAGACCTTGTTACCATACTCGACCAGTCGGTCGATGTGACCGGAGAGAACGATGCCGTTATCTGCGTCGACCTGGAAGCTGTGTTCGACAGCAGCTTCGCCTGATGCGAGGATGACGGTATGGCAGGTGTCATCGGAACCGAACTGATCGAGATACCAGACGACAGTGCGGATCAAGTTCTCGCGGGTCTTGGTATTGTGGTCGGAAAGCCAAGGTCCGCCGGTGCGGGGGATCGGCTCGCCAGTTTCGTCTTCTTCGTATTCCCAAGTCTCGATCATGAGTTCGCCGACGACTTCGATGATCGCTTCCTCGTCGTCCATGCCGCGAGCGATGTAGCCGTGGTAGTTTTCCAGCGCCTTCGCGTAGTGTCCGCCGAAA